CTAACGCAGGCCGGAGCTTGGATTCGCGCAACGTGTCGACGTAGTCATAGTAGTTTTGCAGGTCGCTTTGCCCCGTGGAATTGAGCCCCGCCGGAGAGCGCCCGAACAGCTTGGTCATGGGGTAGTGCGACGCACCACAGAGGTTGAGGCACATGCTTTCGTACACCTCCTGCAATCCGGCGAAGGTGTACTGCGTGTTGTGCATCTGGTCGCCCTTGTTGACAAGCTGGAATCCGAAGTTGCTCATGACCACGCTCTGCGCCTGCATCACGTTCCAAAATCTGCGCTGCATTTGCGTGGAGCCGAGCGAAAACAACTGGTCGAGGTTCTGCACTTCCATTGTGTTGATGTTGGCACGGAACGTTAACGCAGCCATGTTGGCGCTTACGTTGTCGTGCGCGACGACGTCCTTGTATAGCGCTTCTACCTCACTTTCGCCCCAGTACAGCTCTGCGACGCGCTCAAGGTACGGCAGGTCACGCCCCGTGAAGCGCACAAGGCGCGAATGGTGGACGCGGGCCACGGTGTGCCCGGTTGCGTCCGTAATGGAGTAATACTTCGGCAAGGGCTCGCCGCCCTCGAAGGTCAACTCCACATCGGGGACCACGCCCTGCCAGCGGTCGAGGATATACAGCCCCTCAAACGAGCCGGGGTATATCATGTCGAGGTCGAGCGGCTTCTCGAGATCGTCCTGCCCCTTGACCATGATAAGGCCCGCCGCGCCGCCGTAGAGTCTGCCCCAGCGCAGCCCCTCGGCAATTCGCGCGCGCACCTGCGTCCGGCGTTCTGTCTCGGCCAGCTCGCTCAGCTGCTCGGGGCTGACGCCCTTAAGCTTGTACCACTCGCGCAGCATATCGTCCACCACAAGCCCGACGACGTTCTGCACGACCCAGTTATCGCGGTAGAGGCTGTTGAGCAGCGCATAGTTATCCGTCATGCGGGTGAGCGGGTACTGCGTCGCCTCGAGCGGAGACTGCGAGCCATAGCCCAGGTGGAACAAAGGGTTCGAGAATGCGTCCGCGAGCGTCACCGGCTGAGCGTTGTCGTTGATTTTGGTTTGTGTGCCGCGGGGAGCGGCTTTGTTGCGTCGGGACATATTACTCAAACCTCCAGTCCGGGAGACTGTTCACAAAATATCGCAAAGCATCGGGCGCGTGGTCCAGCTGTTTAACGGGCTTCTCCTCGCCTCTGGCGGCGGCTTTGTCGTCCCAGCGGTATGAGCCAAGCTCATCCATAAGCCCCGTACACGTGTCATGCACGAGCAGCTGGCCGCGGTGAAACAACGCGCCGACGCGCCGGATGCCATCCAGCACTGTGTTGTCGGCCTCGACGACATACACGCCGCGGCGGCGCAAAGCAGCAATAAACGACGCGGCAGACGGGTCAACGTACACGGTGCACCAGCTCGAGCCCATGAACGCCATGAAATCGTCGGCGTACTCCTCATCGGTCTTTTGCCGGTGCTCGGCGCGGCTGTCCCAGCGGTACTCCCGGTCGACGCGGATGACCTCGCCGTCGTCATAGATATCCAGAAACACGCAGGGGTTGGTCGTGCCGTAGTCGCAAGCTATGTACCGGGTCGAGCGGTCGGCCATGTCAATGGGCGGCTCGCTGTAGACGTTGCGCGTGTGGTCGAACATGTCGTAGACAATGCCCTCCGCCATGACCCACAGCCCGAGGACGTACCGCTGATAGAACACGCCCGAGTACATCGTGCGGTAGCGCTCTCGCGTTGCGTCGTCCAGGCTCGGGTTGTCGTCCATAATGAAATGCAGGTGCAGCGCGTTGCGTTCCGGGGCCTTGAGCAGCCACTCCTTGCGGAACCAGTGCTCGGGGTTTTCCGGGTTGCAGTTGAACCAGAATTTTGCGCCCGAGACCGAGCATCGCGCAAGGGCCTGCTCGACAAACGAGCGAGGCATGAGCGCCACCTCATCAAGCATGACGCCCGCGAGGGTGATGCCCTGTATGAGCGAGTAGCTGCTCTCGTCCTTGCCGCCAAATAAATAAAAGCGGTTTTCACGTCCGCCCCTGCGGGCGGTAATGACGTGATCTCCGCGGTTGTATCTGATATCGAAGTTGCGCCGAAGATACGCAATGCTGAGCAGTGGGGTTACGATGTTGCGCTCGACCGCGCCGACGCTCTTGCCGCAGTAGGCGAAGGCGCACCCGTTGAAGTTGCCCATCGCCCACAAGAAAAACGACAGCGACATTATGGACGTCTTACCGCTTCGCACGGAGCCATCGCATATAAGCGCGTCGTACTTGGTATACGGGAAGCGCATGATCTCCCGCTGTTTTTCAGAGAGTCCCACGCTCTGCCTCCTCTTTGAGCGCCTGCGTTATGGGGTCGTCCTCCTGCGCTACGGCCTGCATAGACCCTGCCTGCTCTGGCAATAGGTCAAACAGCAGCTTGGCCGCTTTGGCGTCGCCGCGCATGGCTTTCATAGCGAGCCCGGCCACAATGGCCATCTGATTGTCGGCGTCTTCCGTCTCTACTCCGGCCTTGGACAGTTTGGTAAGTTGCCGCTTGTCCGTGACCGGCAGGGAGAGGTACAGCTCCGCCGCTTCTCTCAGGTCGCGCTTGCGCCGGCGTGACACACCGGACGCACGTCCGCCAGCCGCCCCGTTTTTCGCGGCTGCTTCGCGGCTTTGGTCGCTGGTAAAGCAATGAGGTATAATGTTCTGTTCATTCGGCATGTCACCACCTCTCTTGCGAGTTTTGAGCATAAAAAAGCCCGGCCAGTGCGGCAACACTGAACCGGGCACAAGGAGGGTCTCCGTTATATCTCTAGCTTAAATATAATGCGGGCTTTCTCAAAAAACAATGCCCCCAAATTGCCCTTACGACTCCGTAGCGCCGTACATGGCAATGGTCAAACGTTTTAGGGCTTTGTCGGCTCGCTTGTAGACGCTGCGCTCGTCCTCTAGGTGCAGCTCCTCGCGCAAACGGCCAACGGCCCCGCGCTGTCGGTTTATGTACATGAGTTCAAGCACCAGGCGCTCTTCCTCGCTCAGCCGCGCAAGCGCGGCCTCGACGAAAGCAACGGACTTCTTCGCCCGGTACAGCATGGCCTCTATCTCTTGCCGCCGGACAATGTTTGTGAGCGCGCGGTCCTCCTGCGTCGTCCCGCCTCCCTGCACCGGAGTAACGTCCGTATTTGCGGCCTTGATTGACGTGTACTCCGATTCCAGCCGTTTGAGCTCAAGCGGGAGCGTCACCACGGCATTGAGCTGGGCCGAGTAATCGCGGAGCTTGTCCTTCGCTTTGTACTTCCAGTCTTCCATGTGTTATTTCTCCTCCGTATTTTCGGTTTTGCTCTCAAATCGCATTCCGTTCTCAATCGCCTCAATACAGAGTGTAAGCAGCGCCTCGCGCTTGCGGTTGTATTCCGCTAGATTCTTGCCGTTGTAGGGTCTCGCACCGAGTTCTCGCATCTCGCGCACGAGCTTGACGGCTTTCTTGTTAATCGTTTTGGGGTTCATGACGTTAATCGGGCCTCATGGACGCCTGTTGGCACATTTCCCAAGCTTCCTCCACCCATTCGGGGTCCGGCTCATAACCCGCGGCCCAGCTCGCTGAGATCGCGTCTAGCAGTTCGTGGTATCTTTCCTCCGCCGCCAAATACCGCGGCTTAACGCCGAGCGGCGTATGAACTTTTCCCCCATCTCGACGCCCAGCGCTTCGGCCAACCTCGGCTTTTTGTTCTCGCTCATGTGTTGCCTCCTATAATATCGTCGAGCGCTATTCTTTCTCCCGGTTTCATTGACGGAATGCAGGGGATTGGCAGGTAGGTTGCGTAAAACCCTAATTCGCTGTAAAGCGCTGACCGATTCTCTTTGTCCCTTTCGATATACTGCATAGCTGGGGCTAGTAGCTTTATTGCTTTTGCAATCTCAACTTCCTGTTCCGTCCAGCGTGGGCGGCGTTTGATGCACTCTGGATGGTTGATAATGTGATACAGCGCGTTAGCGCCTATTTTGTCTCCGTGAGCATCTGGGAGGTTCGGACGGACGCGGCGCACCTTCCCATCTGCGCAAACGGCTACATATCCATAATCGACCGGATAATCAGCTATGCGGAATTTCTCCCCCACCTCAACGCCCAGTACCTCGGCCAAGCGTGGCTTCTTATTCTCGCTCATGTGTTATCCTCCTCTTTATCTGTCAAAACAGGTCTAATAAGCTGCGGGTTATTTATCATATTGGCAAGCGTGTAGTCGATGATCCATCCCTCGTCCGTCCATAGTTCGCCGAGTTTGTCGACATGATAACTGTTTACTGACATGCCGACGCGGAACGACTGGTCTATTTGGACTTTTAACAACTGCGCAAGCCTCGGGCGCTTGTCTTGCTTGTAATATATGCGCTCGAATACGGACCCGCTGGGCAGATCCTCCTGTTTATAAACCCTTGCGCCGCAGTGTGCGCAATATGGCTCATACCTCCACACTCCGTCAACGATCTGGTAGTGCGCATCGGCTCCGCAGTTGCTACACTCCATCGTGTGAAGCACGTCGCCTCGCTTGCGCCATACAGCCGTCGGGCGCTCTGTGCTCTTGCTCATTTGACCTCCTCGTCCATGTGTGCGCCGCAATACGGGCAGCGCGGGGTTAATTCGTAATTCGCCCACGCCTCCTGACGACAATGTGAGCAGGTGCCGGAAGCATAGCCGACCTTGTCATTATCTCCAACGTTCTCCCAATGGGCGTGTGCTATCAGCTCAGCGTCGGCGACGCGTTTATCTCTTAGTCGCTTGTTTTCTTGACGCAACTTTCCCTCTTCTATCAAATGGCGTGTTATTGCCAAGCCTGCCTCGGCTCGAACTCTTTCTATTTCTAGCAGCAGTTTCCTGTTGATATCTCTGTAATATTTTGCTCTCATGTTCTTCCCTCCTTCTCTGCAAGTCTCAGCTCCGCGGTGTAGACGATCTGCCTACCATCTTCCATACTCTTGTATGTGATTTCGTCGGCGACCTTGTCCATGATAAAGTCGCGGAGCTCCCGCTTGATATCATCGTAGGGCGGCATATAGTCATAAAACCAAAAACGCGCTTGAGCACGGAATATCCTCGGGTTTGTGCGTAAAACAGCCGCAAGCGTTTCTTCAGCTACTTTACAGCGCGTTTCGTAGGCATCCCGTTCTTTTTCGAGAGACATGCACTGGCTGAGATACTCCGCACTAGAGGCCGCGGCTTTGTAGAACGTCTCTTTGTCATATCCGCCAAGCGCGTGTATGCGTGCGCTGCGCTGCCGCTCATGTATGCGCTGTTCTCGCGTCATGTCTTTTGCTCCTTCCGCACGCCGTGCCACTCCCATTGGCTTGCGCCGCCGATGCAATCACGGCACCGGCAGCTCTCCCATTGGCAAGACTCACAATCCGCTTCGCACCATTTTGGCGGAGCAGAAGCGTGTTTGCATGTATCACATGGCTCAATGTGGCACGCGCGTAAATCTTCGATTGCCGCGTCCCGCTCCTGCTCGGCCTTCTCCGCTCGCTCACGATAGCCGGGGATGATGTCGTCCAGGTACTCTATAACCATGCCTGCGAGCTCCGCGTTGTAGGCCTTGAGCTCTCTGACATACTGTGCCCAGTCTCTTACTCCGCGGCGAAAGTCATAATATTGACTATCTACTTCCTCTGCCATAACCTCGTCCGGGCATGGGCCTTCAACGCAAAACTCAATCGTTCCTTCCGTCGAATGCTTCAAGCAAAAATTGTTGGGTGCTTTATATATGCACTTCATGTCTCGCCCTCCTCCGGCGGCTCATCCACTATGCCCTTGATGTTCGGATGGTCGAGAAACGGCTCTATATCGCTTGTGACATACCGGATGCCGCCCTCGTATATCGTTACTGCGTTTATGCGCAAATAACACGGATCAAAGTCGTCAAGCACTTGCCAGACGAGGTATCGCCCAATATTGCAAACCGCTTTGCAAAGGTCAAAGATTGCTGCATTGTCGGTCATGGCTCTTATGCGACCGACATTTGTGTCGGGCGCAAAATTTACTCCTATTACAATAAATTTGGACAGGAAAGCCGGACAGCCAGTCCGGCTTTCCCTCCATCTCGTGCCTAAGCTACAAT